AAGTTTTCTCTTCATGATTGCCCTACGTGTAAAGGGGAAAAATATATTTACTCAAAGGATTAAATAGAATAATGGTAGTTGGAAGTCTATTAAAAAATATTCTACCAATCGCTGCCGTAGGTTTAGGAATTGCATTCCTTTATAATATCATAAATAAACCAGGTGCTGCATCAGAATCAGCAGGTGCATTAGGTCAAACTTTGTTTAGTGTTGGAAGTGGTCTTGGAAGTGTAGGGGGGGGCATCAATGAATTTTTAACAGGTATTGGAACAGGGTCCGCTAAATTACTCGACCCATTATTTACTTTAAAGACTTTATTTTATGGCGATAATTCCCCAGATGCAATATTTCAAGAAAACGCAGATACAGCATCAAACACAACAGTAACAGACCCTATAGTTAATACCGCATCAGACCAACCAGGTGTAACACCTACAAGCCCTGCAGGTAGTACAGTTACACATTCAAGTGGTGGCGGTTATACTTCAAGTCAAACCACATCAACCGCTAGCGGAACAACTGGACCAGGTGCAGGTGGATTCTCACAGACAACAACAAGTTCAGCACCTTCATCAAGTAGTTATACTTCACGAGCCACTGGCAGGTCCACACGTTATGGCTAAAATGAGAAAAGGCTCTGCAGCCGCTAAAGCATGGGGTCGAAAAATGAAGGCTTTAAGAAATAAACCTAAATCTAAACGAAAAAAATCTACCCGCAAGGGTGGAATTAGAAAAACTGCCAGGAGGGCATATACAAAAGTCAAACGAAAAACTAATAAAGTAAAGAGTAGAAGAAAATCTGTGAAAGGATTAAAATCTATTACATCTTCTAGTACACTTAAGAAAGTTGCATTAGGAGTTGGCGGTGCAGCACTAGCATCAGCAGTAATAGGTATGATAGCCCCACAATCTTCTATAGGTCGTTATGCAGCACCAGCAGGGGCTTATCTAATGGGCGGTATAGAAGGTATAATTGGCTCAATGGCACTATCAATGTTCTCAAGACCTGTAGGGGGAAACGCTAATTTACCCCCAGCAGCAGAGGTATTATAATGGCAGTTCCAATAATGAGACAATACACAAGAGTAGCTGGAGGTGTTGGTGTTGTGAATGTATTTGCATTAGCAACCGATGATGTCACAGGGCTCAGCGTACAACAATTAAATAAAGACAATTCAATTATAGATTTCGTAAATGCAGTTCAACCAACTGCAGCAGTTCAATTTCAAACTAGACTTTTCATTAATAATTTAGAAGCAGGTCCTACTTTCTTCTCATCAAACTCCGACCCAGCTTCTGCAGGTAGAACCGTTCCAGGTCCGCTCAATATAGCCGTAGGCGGTGCATCAGGTGGAAAACAACTATCTTACTCAACAGCTCAAACTGTAATAGGTGGCGGTGTAGAACAATATCAATTCATTATAAAATACGCAAACATGTTCTAGGGGTTTTTAAAAAATGCCTACAGTTATCCAAGGTTTTCAAATTTTAACTAAGCCAGCAGATACACAAAACGAATCATTTCCTATTTTAATTACTGTCCCTGCAGCAGCTCCAGGAACTCTTAGAATTATAACATTCCCTACAGAGTTCAACGCAGTTGCTATAAGCCTTCAAATTGAAAACCAAGATGGAACAAACGCAGGATCCTACAGATTAAATTCAAGTACAGATCCCTTAGTTAGTTTACCTGCATCAACATTTAGAAGTTTTTCAAATATGAATATTATTTCTGTAACAGTTCAACCAGGAGCTGCAGGACCTACAATCATATCAGGTCAGATGGTAGCGATGCCAAAATCTAAACCATTGGTAGGTCTGTAATTTGGGATTCTCTGGAGGGGGAAGTTCCAGTCCTGAAACTTTAGCACATACTCATAATCAAGCTTTAGCAAACGATGGAGGGGATTTATCAGAAACTTTAACGGACATGAACGGTGTTCCATTATACTCTTTAATCACAGATAACAGTGCTGCAGTGGCAGCAAACACGGTTAATATTAGTACTAATGCAGGAGATATCGCAGCCAACACGGCAGCAATAGCAGCTTTGCCCCCTGCAGGTCTATCATCTTCACAAGTTAATATCCAAATTTATGCAAGTAGGTGGGCTTTACAAACTACATCACAACAATCAGGTTGGCAGTGTATGGCATGGAGTTCTGATTTAAATTTGTATATTATATTATCTTCTGGAGCTGGCATGACATCACCAGATGGTCGAAATTGGACAAATCGCACTGTAGGAAATCACGCATGGGAAGATGTTGTTTGGTCATCTGATTTATCGATATTTTGTGCAATCGCTAGCGGCACAACTAATGTCCAAACATCACCTGATGGATTAAATTGGACACTTAGAACGGGAGCCAATGCTAACTTTTGGAAAAGTCTTGCATGGTCACCTGATTTAACTTTGTTTTGTGGAGTTTCTAAAAATGGGGCAGTGGCAACACAAGTCCAAACATCACCTGACGGAATAAATTGGACTGCAAGAACATCTGTAGAAGCTAACGAATGGAATGGAATTGCATGGGCTTCTAACTTAACTTTATTTGCAGCGGTTTCATCAACTGGAACGAACAGAGTAATGACATCACCTGACGGAATAAATTGGACTGCAAGAACAGCGGCTGAATCTAACGAATGGCAAGATATTACCTATTCACCTGAATTAACTTTATTTGCAGCAATCGCTTCAACTGGAACGAACAGAGTAATGACATCACCTGACGGAATAAATTGGACTGCAAGAACAGCGGCTGCGGCAAACGAATGGAGAAATATTACCTGGTCGCCTCAATTAGGGTGTTTTTGTGCGGTTTCATTTACTGGAACGGGTGATAGAATTATGACAAGTACTGACGGAATAACATGGGAAACACAAGAATCTCAAGTAGATAATGAAATGTGGAGTGTTGAATGGTCACCTGAACTATATTCATTTGCAGCAGTATCTTATGATGGAACTACAGCCAATCAGGTTCAAATTACCGAAGCAGGCACTTGTTGCTAACTGGACTGGAAATGAAGGTGTTACTCTTCATCCCAGTCAAAAAGGATTTTACAGTTACTGCAGCGGACCTGTTTCTCTCTAATTGGTTCTTGACATTGACCGCATAACCATACGGAATATTTGTCTTTAATCATGTCTGCAACCTAAAGAGGACTTCAAGATAATCCATACGGGTCTGATGTCCTAAGAACCACATCTGAATCATATAATCTTCCAGGAGTTTTCTATTGAGGGCTTCGCTCATTCCTTCTTCGACATTTATTTTTTTAAGTTCAGCTAGAATCACTAGCCGTTCTTGTCTTTCTTTTTGACTTCCCATGTTATAGATACACAGACAGATAGGTTAAAAACGTTAGTCAATTTCCCCCAACAATTTAATCTAAAATTTTTACGTTGTTGGGGTTCCCCAACCCCAGAAAGCAATTCCCCGCAGATTGCCTTTCCCTTTTGAGGATATAAGACAATAAATAGTCAGGAAGATAAACATAGCGATACAAAGGAAAAAGTAAGGTAGGGATAGGGGGTCTGGGGGAAAGGGAAGGAAATATTAAGTAATAAGATAGTGATTAAGTATGTATGAGCAGCTCTTACCCTATATTATCATGGGTGTTATTGTATTTGGTGGCTTGTGTGCCGTTGTTACTACTAGGAATGTCACACGAAATGCACCAATATCTAGTAAAATTAAAAGACAATATGATACATATATTTCAGAATTGGAAACGACCAATAAACGCTTAACGGGTAGAGTTAACCAGGCTAAAAAAACCGTTTCAATATCTGCAGACGAAGCAGCGGACCCTTTTAGTGCAATAGGTAGCATCATAGACCAGCTAGCTCCACAGCTCCCTGCATCTATCAGACCACTTTTAAAGAACAAAAACGCAATAGATTTTATTACAAATTATGTTAAGTCAAACCCAGATGCAATTAAAGGAATTGTGGAAAAATTCACAAGCAAACAAGGGAACAATGCTGCACCCGAGAAAGCAGCAGACCAATCAACCTTGTAAGACTTGTGAAGATACAGAATTTCCTTATTTACCAACAGGTCAAGTAATAACTAATGATGTCGGAGCTAGCGGTATTGAGAAGTTTTCTCTTCATGATTGCCCTACGTGTAAAGGGGAAAAATATATTTACTCAAAGGATTAAATAGAATAATGGTAGTTGGAAGTCTATTAAAAAATATTCTACCAATCGCTGCCGTAGGTTTAGGAATTGCATTCCTTTATA